AGAAAAAGTTGTGGCATCTCGTAATATAAAAAAAGAAGATATTGAAAAATATTTTAACAAAGAAACAAACGAACAAATAGGAGTTTAAAGGAACTATGGCAATATTTACAAAAATTTTATCTGATACAAAAACACACGCCAAAGTATTACTAAGCTTTAACAACGATACTGCTACGACTGCGGCCGCTGTTGATGCGAGTGCTTTGAGTGATCACGCAAACGGTGCAAAATTACACATTACACATATCAATCATGGTATTGTAGGTCGTGTTCAATTACAATTTAAAGGTTCATCAGCTGATGTAGAAGCGATTGACATTTCAGGCGCTGGAATTTATTACGGTGCTGTAATTAAAAATACTGCTACAAATGCAGGTGCATCAGGCGGTGATATTCAGGCCGTTGCAAATAGTGTTGTAACTGGTGGTGCAGGTGCTTCAGGATATATTTTATTAACGTTACAAAAAATAGGTTTTGCTGAGAACGCATAATAAATTATGGCAGATACAGTTACAACACAAACTTTAGTTGATACATCAGGTATAAAATACGTTATTAAATTAACAAATTATTCTGATGGCACTGGAGAAACTGATGTAACAAAAGTTACAGCTGCTAATACCACTTTTATGACAGAAGATGGTAATAGAAAAATTGCTAAAGTATGGTTTTCTGTGAACACTGCTAATACAAAATCAGCGGTTGAAATTAAATGGGCCGGCGTTACAAATAGTACGGCATTACTACTTTCAGGCCAAGGTTTTTTTGACTTCAGAGAAGCTGGTGATGAGATAACAAATAATGCTACAACACCAAGTGGAAATGTATTATTATCAACTAAAAATTTTGCTAGCGGAGATAATTATACGTTAGTAATAGAATTTAGATAATTTATAAATAGTAAGTAACTAAGAGGGAAAATGAGACTAATTAGAGAAGAAATAAACGACGCTCAGTATATCATAGAAGAATCTGGCGAAGGAAAAAAGAATTATTCAATTAAAGGTATCTTTTTACAAGGTGACCTTAAAAATCGTAACGGTAGAATTTACCCAACTAACGTACTTCACAAAGAAGTTACTAGATACAATAAAGAATTTATCAATAAAAATAGAGCATTCGGCGAACTAGGTCATCCAGAAGGACCAACTGTTAATTTGGAGAGAGTATCTCACATGATTAAGAAGTTATATCCAGAAGGAAAAAACTATATCGGTGAAGCAAAAATTATGGATACTCCATACGGTAAGATCGTAAAAAATCTTATTGATGAGGGTGCTAAACTTGGTGTTTCATCAAGAGGCATGGGTTCCTTAGTACAAAAAAATGGCCACAGTTACGTAGGAGAAGATTTCTATTTAGCAACGGCAGCTGACATTGTCGCAGATCCATCTGCTCCAGATGCTTTTGTAGAAGGTATTATGGAGAATAAAGAGTGGGTTTGGAACAATGGAATCCTTGTGGAACAAGACGTTGCCGCATGGAAGCAAGAACTAATTAAGACCAAAAGATTTGAATTAGCTGAGAAAAAAGCTAATGTATTCAAAGATTTTTTAAGTAAATTATAATAGAAAACATAACAATTATAAATATCAATATAAAAAGAGATATTTTTAATTCGAATTAAAAAATAAAGGAGATTTCTCAAATGGCTACAGAAAACAATGTAGAAACGAAGCAAACAATAGTTGAAGCAGAAACTACAACTATAACTGATGCTCCAAAAAAGAACGCTGTAGCGGCTGAACCGACTCATCTTAAAAATGATGCTCAAGATTTAGGTGCTGCTGTTACTAGTTCATCAGACACGCTTCCAGATGCTACAAAAAATAATAAAAAAGTTTCTACTGCTCAAAACGCAAAAGCTGCGGATGTTGACGCTAGTAAAAAACCAGACACAGAAGCTGGTGTTACTAAAGTTGCCACTCCAGGCGAAACGTTAAAAGTAGAAGAAGTTAAAAAAGAAGAAGAAATGGATCTATCTGATGATGTTAAAGCATTAATCGGAGACGAAAAATTAACTGAAGAATTTAAAGAAAAAGCAAAAACTATTTTTGAAGCTGCTATTAAATCTAAAGTTAGTGAAGCTAAAAAGAAAATGCAAGCTTCTTATGAAGAAAAACTTAAAGAAGAAGTTAATTCTACAAAAGCAGAACTTGTTGAAAAAGTTGATTCATACTTAAACTACGTAGTTGAAGAATGGATGAAATCAAACGAGATTGCTGTTGAAAGAGGTATCAAAGGCGAAATCGCTGAGGACTTTATTACTGGTCTTAAAAAATTATTTGAAGATCATTACATCAATGTTCCAGACGAAAAATATGACGTGTTAGAAGATCAAGCTTCTAAAATCGAAGAACTTAACAAGAAATTGAACGAGCAAATCGAATCTAACGTTAAACTAAATTCTGAAATTGGCAAACTTACTAGAAAAGATATAATTGCTGCTGTTGCGTCTAATTTAACAGACACAAATAAAGAAAAGTTTAACAAGTTAGCTGAAGAAGTTGAATATTCTAATGCTGAGGAGTTTAAAAAGAAAGTATCGACTATTAAAGAGTCATACTTTACAACAAAAGAAATTTCATCTAAAAGTGAAATAGATAACGTTGCCGAAGGCGAAACAACTAACGTTGATTTGTCATCTTCTATGACTGCTTACGCGGCCGCTATCAGTAAAACAAAAGACTCAATTAGATTGGGTTTTAAAAAATAAAGGGAGAAAAAAAAAGATATGTACTTATCTGAACAATTAGTTAAAAAATGGCAACCGATTCTTGAACATCCTGAACTCCCAAAAGTAACGGATAGTTATAAGAGAGCGGTTACCGCTGTTATCTTGGAAAACCAAGAAAGAGCAATTAAAGAAGATAGAGCATTTATGTCTGAGTCTGCTCCGCAGAACTCTACAGATGCTTCTTACGTTCAAAACTGGGATCCAATTATGATCTCTTTAGTAAGAAGAGCAATGCCGAATCTAATCGCATATGATATTTGCGGTGTACAACCAATGACTGGTCCAACTGGACTAATCTTCGCTATGAGAGCAAAATATTCTTCTCAAGCTTCTGCTTCTGAAGCATTATTCGATGCTGCTGACACAGATTACTCTGGAAGAAACAAAGCTGGTTCATCAACTGGTGGATTCTCATCTACTGCTGATTCAGGAACTAACCCAGCGTTATTAAATGACAGCCCTGCTGGCACTTATACAACTGGTACAGGAATGACGACTGCTGCTGCTGAAGCACTAGGCGACGCTTCTGGAAATAGCTTTGCTGAAATGGCATTTTCAATCGAGAAATCGACTGTAACTGCTAAATCAAGAGCTCTTAAAGCTGAATACACTATGGAATTAGCACAAGATTTAAAAGCTATCCATGGTTTAGATGCTGAAACAGAACTTGCGAATATTTTATCTGCTGAGATCCTTGCGGAAATCAATAGAGAAATCGTAAGAACTATTTACATCAACGCAGAACCAGGTGCTGGTAACAACGCGGGAACATTTTCGGATGCTCACGCTGCCGTTAACACTACAACTGCTGGTGTATTTGACTTAGACACTGACTCTAACGGAAGATGGTCTGTTGAAAGATTCAAAGGTCTTATGTTTCAAGTTGAAAGAGAAGCAAACACAATCGCACAAAGAACACGTAGAGGAAAAGGTAATATTCTGATCACTTCATCAGACGTTGCTTCTGCTTTACAAATGGCTGGTGTATTAGATTACACTCCTGCGTTAAACAACAATTTAAATGTTGATGACACAGGTAACACATTTGCTGGAGTATTAAATGGCAGATATAAAGTTTATATCGATCCATATTCAGCAAACCAAGCAGCTAAACAATACTTTGTAGTTGGATATAAAGGTTCATCTCAGTATGATGCCGGTATCTTCTATTGCCCATACGTTCCACTTCAAATGGTGAGAGCGGTTGGTCAAGATACTTTCCAACCTAAGATTGGTTTCAAAACTAGATACGGAATACAAGCTAACCCATTTGCACAAATTGGTGCTTCTGGTGCTAATGCTTATATTAACGGAGCTGGTGTTGGAAATGGTAACAGATATTACAGACGAGTTCAAGTAGCGAACATAATGTAATATATCTGTTCTATTCTTAGAACAAATAATTAAAGGGACGGTCTAAACAACCGTCCCTTTTTTTTTTGGTTTAAATTCAATATAAATAGATATATGACTGTTTTAAATACATTTTCACGTCAACCAACTAAGTTAGACTACGCTAGTCCTACACAATTTAAATTTAATATTATTAAGTTACCAAAGGTGGAATACTTTTGTACCTCTGTTAATATTCCTGGTATTTCATTAGGGTTTATACAACAACAAACTCCATTGAAAGATATACCAGTACCTGGTGAAAAATTAACGTATGCTGATTTAACAATGTCATTCTTAGTAGATGAGAATCTATTAAACTATCAAGAGATACATGGTTGGCTAACTGGCCTTGGATTTCCTAGAGATCATACTCAATTTGATACCCTTACCAACGCCGGAACAGATAGATTTCCTACTAGTAAAGGCAGTATAAGTCGAGAGGCAGGCAAGGTCAAGTATGGTGCTCCTAATACAGGATCAACGTTATCCGATGCTACTTTATTGGTACTTACTAATAAGAATAATCCAGTTACAGAAGTACGATTTAGTGATGTATTTCCTATATCTTTAAGTGGATTAAACTATAATCAACAGGCCACTGATATACAATATTTAACAGCAGAGGTTACTTTCAAATATAAGATATATGAATTTGCTAATGTAGGCGCTGCTACAACAACAGAAGTTACCACATAGGTTGATTTTTAAATACTTTTGTGTTATAATTATATTATGGATTTAGAACAATTACAACTAGAAGCAGATAAGGATCTTAAAATTAATGACACTGAATTAGATTTAGAGTCATTGAAAACTCCTCAAATTCACAACAAGTATATGAAACATTATACTAAGTTTAGATTATTGTTAACACGTACTGAAGATGAATTAAGAATATTAAGACGTGATAAGTGGGAATATTATACAGGCAAAGCTGACCCAAAAGTTTATCAATTAAAACCTTTTAACTTTAAAATATTAAAAACAGATATAGACAAATATTTAGAAGCTGATGAGGAGATACAAAGATTAACTCAAAAGGTGGCCTATTTAAATACGGTAATAGATTTTTTAGATAAAACAATAAGAGTAATAGTTAATAGAACTTATACAATTAAAAATGCTATAGAGTGGCGTAGATTTACAAGTGGTGCTGTATAATGTACTTAGAAAATACCCATTGTATATCCATAGGCCGTTTCAATAGGAGTTATTGTGATGATATAATATCTCAAGCAGAAATATCAAAATTACAAATTGCTAAAATACAAGATGGTTTTAATTTAAATAGAAAATCTAAAGTTACTTGGTTAACTAACGAAAAATTAAATAAAGATATGAATGATATTATCTTGGATCATAATAAAAAGGCTAAGTGGAATTTTTCCTTAAAAGAATTTGAACCTTTACAATATACTGTTTACGAAACTAATGATCATTATGATTGGCACATTGATAGTCATAGTAAACCATATCCAAATGGTTATGTAAGAAAAATAAGTTTTACATTATGCTTAAATGAAGATTATGAAGGAGGAGAATTTGAAATA